GCTTTCGCACGCTCGTCTCTCCCTGTTCTGATTCCTCCTTCCTGATCCATGTACATCTCACATTCATAGCTTTTTGGAAGTTCTGTTCCGCATTTCATACATTTGATTTTGAACATTACCCCAACATCCGAATGTAATGGCTTAAGGCTTTCACTCATTCTTCATCACCTCCAAAACTAAATTCAATCCCATCGCTCCAATCGACACCTAACTGTTTACATTTTGCTCTCGTAGATGTACCTCCAGAATGACTGGTTCTGAAAAGAAACAGTTCTTGAACGATACTAAAATATGACATTCTATAATAAAAGCGTTCCTCTTCGTCCAACTCCCTAATAGCATCTTCACCATGCACATATTCGTACCATTCCTCGAACTTTCCGACCAACTCCTGCATAAGGCTAATGCAATACTTCAAGATGTACTTTTCATCGTGGCTCTCCAATTCTTTCTCTACAATCTGTTTCTCCATCGCCGCCCGGCATTCTTCCACCGTGCCGATTGCGCGGTACTGCTTCAGTTCTTCCAACCATTCAGCAAGTTGCTCATGTTCGTTTGCACATATAGTATTGCCATATGTAATGGCTTCTTTATCAACCGATTCTGGAATATACGCATTATCTTCGATTAGTCTTGCTGACATCTTTTGGCATTCAGCCACTTCTCTTGCGTGTGATATAGCTTCATCAATTGTCATAGTCACACCTCCAACAGTTCCGGGTTATCAATCATGTTGCCGATCACTTCAAAATTCTCTGAATCAAAATCATCCAGTTCCTCGTAGTAATCACAGCCCGGCTCATTCGTACACCATCCGTTTTCATGCCACACGACACGCTTTCTCGTCTCATCTTCTGGAAACTCAACGTCGATATGCCCTGAAAGAATATCATTCTCAAAAATCCGTCTGCCGCTTTTATCATTAAGTCCTGTGCACTGGCAAATAGTTGATGGGTCTATCTCGTAAACAGCTTTTTTACTTGCGAAAACCGGTTTAAAAATAAGCGGTCTTCCTGCAAGTTCATAATAACTACCAGACATCCATTCTCCGTCATCAATGCACTTTCCGCGGAATAAATATCTATCTTCCATCCTTTTTCTCCATTTCTTTCTGCAACCATTTCTTGATATTATTTTTGCAACCTGTATCACAATTACTATGTCTGCAATTTATTTTGTCTGATAAATACACTACGCAATGCTGGCTCACAGTAGACAGCATTTCTGCCAACTCCTCATCCGTCATGCTTCTGATCCGGTCTGCATTGGTCTGTGGCTTCTTCTGGTCTCTAAGAAACGCACCAATTACAGGCATATCCCTGTCTGCAAAAGAGAGATGCTCACTACTTTTCGCAGAATAGATAATCAAAGGATTCTGTCTTCCAGCTTTACCGGCTCTTAATACCTCATAATGATTGTTTGAGAGCGGAAGCAATTGCCATCCATCCTTAACCAGCCATTTCTTTAAATTTTCTAACTTACTGATATGTAACACATTTCTTTTTGCCATATTTCTACCTCACTAAATCCGTTATTTTAACAGATACCCCTTTATATTTCCCGGTGCGACAATACTCTGCGGTATCAAAAAACATAATGCATCCATCGTCTTTTTTTTCAAGTGCTATGCTTACGGCATTGCTTACCAGTGTATTTTTTAACAGCGTCAGTACCGCCTTTATCTCATTCTTGGTTTCATCTGTCATTTTAACTTCACCTTTCTCTTTCTGCCTTTCTTCTCAAACTTATCGCACATCCCAACCGGGCATCTACGCCTTAATCTGGTCTGTAAATAATATCCACACATGATTTCTGTTTGGCTTTGCTTGTACGAATATTTACATTTCCGGCAGTATTTTATGCTTGTCTTTGTCATTTCTCCCATGTTAATAATCCTTATTTCGCCACTTAATTTTTATTTTATATTTCCACTCGTTATCACTTTTTCAATGATTTCCTCCTGCATCCGCTCTGCGATATGATCCCGGACTGATTCTTCTGGAAATGCGATCTGATATGTCCGCTCCTTAATCCGGTTCGTGATCCGGTCATCATAGGATATTTTGTCCAGTGGATCATTACTCGTGAAAATCGTTACCTTTTTGTTTATGTAACGCTCGTTGATGATCTGGTACATTTTGTCGTTGATCCATGCCGCCGGTGCTTCCACACCAAAATCATCAATGATCAAAATATCCGTTGTGGAAAGTGCATCTAAAAGCTGGCTTTCACTGCCTGCTGCATCCCTGCGCCATGTATTCTTAATTTCCTGCAGGATGGTCAGTGATACTGCAAATTTGACTGTGTATCTTTTCATCAGCTCATTTGCAATCCCGGCAGCGATCCTCGTCTTACCGCTTCCCTTTGTCCTCGACCAGATATACAGTCCCATGCCTCTTTCCTTCTGGCTCTCAAAATCATCCAGATAGGTTTTTATGATTTTACAGGCATCTGACACCATCTTTTTACTTTCCTGCTTCCTGTACACATCCATTCGAAACGATCTCAGATCCATCCCACGGAATGCCTCCGGTATATCTGCGAATCGCAACCGCCTTGACATGACCGCTTTCTCACGGCACTTACACGGTACTGCTATTTCAACTCCGTCTTTTATTTTCAAGATCCACTCCCGACCTTCGCAAATTGGACACACATCAGAATCCTTGGAAGTCTCCGGTGTCTCCGCATTCCTGCATAAGTTCGTTGAGTGATTTTTCATGCGTTCCAGTATCTCTTCCAACTGATCCATCGTTCTCTCCTTTCAGGTACTGCATAAACAAGTTTTCTCGTAAAAAGTTCTCCGGCTTTTTAATATACCGCTCTGCTGTTTTCTCCCGTCTGCATATATCTGCATAATTCTGTGCGGCCAATACCAGATCATCTTCCGGTACACCATCCAGTACCGCATTGCAGTATTCAGTTTCAACAAGACAGCCAGTACACCGTTTCGGATAGGCCTCGGCAAACTCTCCGAATTTTTCCACGGGGGATATAGGGGGTGTATTTTGTTTATGTTTATGTCTTTGTTTATTAATAGGTTCACTTTGTGGTTCAAACTGTGGTGCAATTTGCAGTTCACTTTGTGGTTCATATTGTGGTTCATTTTTACTGTAATTTTGAACCGCAAGACTATTTATTTTATATTGTGCTGCAAGATTCCCACCGCGCGATTTCCATTCGATAAACCCATCTGTAGCAAGCTTGTTTCTCGCTCTCTTTAACGCTGATGCATTTAATCCAGACCGAAGTCCAAGGACTGACGAGGCTACCGTAAACGTATCTGGCCACCCTGCTTTATTCGCTATGGACATTAACGCATGCCATAAGGCGATTGCAGTGTTGGGCTGCGGGTTTAGTTCGAGCCTGTCGTAAAATGCTTTTATCTCAGCTAAATAGTTCAAGTTTCCACCTCCCGAATCCGAACTTCAATCCGTGGATTTTCAGCATCTATACGAAATTCATCAGAGAATCCACAGATCTGCTCCCAGCCATCATTTTTTAATACATGGCAGTTAACTAATGCATCCTGGATCACTTTTCTGCCGAATGACGATATATTGTCCAAATCACGCCTTTTATTCTTTTCCACCCACAGATATTCCATAAATACTTTTTTATTGATATTTACGTCTCTCAGGCACTTTCTGATGTACACAGAAACAATAGCTTCATTCTGCTTTTTCATCTCTCCGCCTTTATATCTGCTTGCCTTATCCGCACGGATAAAATCATTCAAGTTATCCAGTCGTCCCGGTATTATCAGTAGGTACTCCAACTTCTCGCCACCTTTCAAATGTCATTTTCATGTTTAAACGTTTTTTCAGTATCGCTCTGGCACGGTGCAGCTCTTTTGATAGATATTCATCCAGTTCTTTTTCATCTACTGGATCTCCCGGAACTGGTCTGTAATATCCATTTCCAACATTGATAATGCAGTCATCCTTTGTATTTGCTGTCTCTATCTGCTTTCGCAGTTTTCTATCTTCAAATGGATTATAAAGTCTCGGTAATGGTTTCAAATGTCCGCAGGGAATGTCATTTATTGTTTTCATTTATCCCCTTTCCTCTCCGGGACTAACCCCGGAGATAATAACCAGCTTCCAATAATTCGTGATATATTATTTTCTGCATGAATAGGTTTCTTTCTGCCATTTGGCAAGGTGTTCCAACCCTATAACCACGACTTTCCAAAAATACTTCTGAACTCTTCTCTAGTACCGTAATGAGATTCAAAATATTCCTGCGCCATAGTTTTTAATTTCAAATCAATTTCTTTTGCATTGGCGCCTCTCTGCGCTCCGTTAGGATGCAGATCCGGTCTGAGTGGAATAACAAAACCATACTTTTCACTGTTTTTACGGTTTGAACTTCCAAAGATATGATGTCTTTCCACTGGGTATGCTCCAGTAAAATAACAGTGATCCATATCATCCGTGAACACGCTCCAAAGCTTTTTACTCATGTTCCCCACTCCTGCTTCATACGTTCCAATTCATCCGGTGTAGCTGTCTCAATGCCAAGTTCCTTTGCTTCTTCAACAATCCGGTCTATAAAGTGGCTCATTTCGGCAGTATCGTATTCACTGGATCCTTTAATCATCAGATATGAAGCAAATTTCCCATTGTCTTTAATAAATTTCCAATGACCATCTACCTTTGACATATCCACTGATTTTTTTACTGTGATTGTGATATATCCATCTTCATCCTCATATAATGTTCCATATTTCTGGAGCATCTGCTCATATACATCCTCTTTACTTGAAGATATATCTGGATGATTGGCAATCTTCGTCATTAATACCCACGCATAAGCATTTGCATCAAGGCTTCGTTTCTGCTTATATTTGACCGCTCGGATACGTAACAGATCATCTGATCTCATATTTTCAACCTGTCCTGCTGCCGAAGAATCAACCTCAAATGTAAGGATGATGCCTTGTCCATTTAATGTCCGGCTCGCTCCGGTCAGTTTTCCTATAGTATCCATAAGCTACTCTTCTTTCTTTTTCTTATACCAGCACTTAACCTGTTCAATGATCTTAGCAGCCATTTCACTTGATAGATCTGAAGTCTTTTCAAAATGATATTTTTCTTTCAGCGTTTTCCAGATATCATTGGATGTAGCATTCTCACACATATCAGAATACGCGCTTACAAAATCTGTCATTGTCCTAAGCTGTTCTACGGTTGCTGGAACAAAATCATTTTTAGGTTCTACAGTATGGCTTTCTGAATCTGGATCCTGCATCTCTTCGGTAGGAATACAGAACACTTGAAAACAAGCATATTTAAAGGCAATCGCCATTGCTTTATTCGTAGCCTTATCTCCGCTATCCATTCCTTCGCCGATCGTTACGGCTGTGATGCTGCTCCCATCTTCTGCAAAAAAGGTGTATTTAATCTTGCAGACCGAATAGATCAGCGTTGCACCTTTTATGGATTTTCTTTCTTCTCTGGTCTGTTCTAAGACCTCTGGAACGATAAATATATGATTGTTGACCAATGCAGGATTGATTGCATTCATCACCGCATCAATTCCGCGGTATTTAAACCCCTGCGTCTTATTCACATCATTTTTTCCAACCGCACCGATTTCTTCCATGCACTTTGATATTGCCTGGTATATGTTCATCTGTTTTGCTGTCTCTGCCATTATCGTAATCTCCTATACTTAATTTCTAAGCTGCGCATCTGTGCTTCCAACTGCACGATCTGGAACGGATCAGCAACAACCTCATAAGTAACTACGTTGTTTGCTGGCTTCGGTTCTACAAATTTTTCTTCCGGTACATTATCTGTAATTGGTGTTTCGTTCACTGCAATATCCGGTTCTGAATTTTTCTCGGACTCATTACGTGCTTCCTCTTCTGCTTTTCTTTTGGCTTCCTCTTCCTGTCTGCGCAAAATCTCTTCTTTCTGCTTCTGATACTGATTCATGACCTCAATAGCATCTGATAATTCTAAGGTTGCCTTGTATTTCTCAATCCCCTTATCCTCAAACTCTGATCCCATGCTACGGATAATACCGAGGTCTTTTTCTACATGATCCACTCGCTCTGCAATGGCTTCTGTGATTGCTTTCTTTGTAGTGGTGGCATTCTCCCACTTGCTATCATAAATTCTCTGTAACGGAAGATATCCGCTCGCTTCCACATGCTCTGCCATGATCTCCGTATAGATTTCAGAAATCAGCGATTTCTTTTCTTCCACACGCTTGCGCTCAAATTCTTCCACCTGGTTATTAATAAAGTTGATAGGTTCATCAATCAGATTGTCCAGTTCCTTTACCTGCGCTTCAAAATTGGTGTAAGGAATCATAAAAGATTTCTTCACTTCCAGCTTTTTATCGTTAACTGATTTTTTCAGTTTTCTAAGACTTGCAATTGTTTTTTTTGCTTCTGTCTTGGATTCCTCCGTGAAAATCATATTTTTATAAATTTCCAGCTCGGAATTAAGTTTTTCCTTAATCTCCTCAAAATTAAAACCAATAACACCATTTTTCTGCTCAACATTTACTCTGATTTCTTCCATCTTTCTTTTATCCTCTCTTCCTCTGATTCAATATCTGCCATCTCTTCACGTCTGGCTAGTCGCTCATGCAATCTATGAAGCCTTGCTTTCTCAGCTTCATACCGTTCATAATCATTGTCTGGAAATTCTTCAATTGGCATAGGTAACTGACTCCCTTTTTCCATCCTCTGTAATACTTACGGTAAATTCATTAGTATCTATTACGAATGTTCCATAAATATTTCCATCTGCTGCAAGGATTAAATTTCCATTTTCAATCCCTAAATTTTCAAGTAAAACTGATAAATCTTTCAGTGCATCAATAAGCTGTCCACTGTCATTTCTGCATAATCTAGTTGCTGCCATTTAAAAATTCCTCCATTTCCATCTGTCTGAAATCTGTAGATAAAGCCATGTATCTGACAGCTTTCTCTTGCTGTTGCTTCATGTACTGCTCGTCCCGGCATTCTTCACACATGTTTCCTTCCACGGGATCTAAACTGCATCCACAGATTCTGCATTTTCTGTAAAACATAAAAACACTCTTTCTAAAATCACAACTACGTGTTACAATAAATACAGAAATACTTATGTATTCTGCTTTAAATAGCACCTGTACTCGCCAAAGTCATCAGGGTGCTATTTTTTTATCCAGATCTATCATCACCATATCCCGGTCAAGCCGGTCTCGCCTTTTCGCCTGGAAGTACATTCTTCTTTTTCTTCTCTCACGTTTCTCGGCAATGCGGTATAGACACATGCCGGACAGGATAAGAAATAAGGCTACTGCGATCACTGCAATCAAAAGGTTGTAATAGATTCCTTCTGCATCGCACATGGCACAGAATGTGGTGATGATCCCGCCGGTTCCCATCAATATGTAACTAAGCTGTTTCATTCTTCATCTCCGATTTGATCTCCAATAGGAATCACCCTTGTCTTCTGCACCATTTCAATACTGTCAATCGAGACTTGCACTTGCGTGTATGGATTATGATTTTTTTTGAGCCAATCAATAATTGGCTGACATAATTTTTTTAACATCTCTGCTTCATCCATTTTTTTCTTAATAAGAAGCCTTGCATTATTTGGTTTATCCTTGTGGTCGTGGACAAACTCTACTTTTGCAACTCCATCTCCATATAATCTGCCGTTAACCATGATGTCTGTTGTTCTTCCGTTTGAAATGATTATTACTTTCTGATTTTCCATTTTCTATCTCCATTCTTTAATTGGTACAAATTTTCCTTTCCAGATACAATTTCGCTCAATGACATATAGTCGTTTTTCTCTCTACGTAAAACTCAAATGTATTTTTCATGATGCCTTGTCCTTAACCACAAGCTTAATTCCTTCCTGTCTTTCGTAAATCTCTAACAGAATGTCCATAATCTTGGCTTTCCTCTCTGGTGTAATTTCCATGTCTGCTTTGTTCATGGTAATCTCCTTTCTCATTATTTAACGCTCCCACACATGGCAATCTGCTTGTCAACTTCCGACTGTTTCTTCGAGATTGCCATACCATCCGCAACACCGAGAATATAGTTGAAGTTTTCTTTGTCCAGCTGTGATACTGTTTCAGCCAGTCTTGTAAGGGATTCTTTCTGTTTTTCGCTCATCTGCTCACTTCCTTTCGTGTTTGTATTACCTTGTGTGATTATAATATCATACTTAGTTGGTCTTGTCAAATATTTTTTAAATATTTTGTTTGACATTGTGTGATTTTTGTACTATTATACTAGTGGGAGGTGATAATAAGTGTATGAGCAAATAAAACAGTTGAGAAAATCGCTTGGAATGTCACAAGAAAAGTTTGCTAAAGAAATTGGTTTAACTAAAAATTTCATATCTTTAGTAGAAACTGGTCAAAGAAATCTATCAACCCAGTCGATTAAACTTATTTGTCAATTGTTTAATGTTGATGTGGAATGGCTAGAGACCGGAAACGGCGAAATGTTCATTCAAAAGACCGAGAATGAAAAGATAGCTGAATTTCTTGCAGATGTACTGAAAGCCGGGGAAAAAGACCAGCGGTACAGATTCATAGCCGCTATCTCAGAACTGGATGAAAACGACTGGAACACAATCCAGAAGCTGGCAGAAAAGCTTGTGAAGAAGTAAAAAGAAAGACAAGGGCAATGCGCAAACCCTTGTCTTTTTCTTTTATCTCAAAAACTTCTTTATAAATGCATATATGGTTCGGAGATCATCCTCGTCCATGCACTTCTCTATTAATTCTATTATTTTTTCTTTAAACTCTCCCATATCCAATACCACCTTTCTATTTGATACATAAAGTATACGAACGTATGTTCGAAAAGTCAATAACGCATCCATTTGTTTTTATCTTAAACTTTCATTTTGCAAAAAAATGTCATAAAAAAATGACAAAAATGTATTGTTTTATAATCATTTTGCTTTATAATTGTAGTATCAAAAGAAAGGGGAGTTCAAAATCATGAACGAATCAAAAGATACTAAAGTATGTAAACACTGTCAATCGGAGATTCCTAAGAAAGCAAAGATATGTCCAGTATGCAAAAAGAAACAAGGTTTACCGAAATGGGCGATTGTTTTAATTGTGATCCTGGTTCTTGCAGCTATCGGTTCTGCTTCTGGTGGAAATTCCGACAATTCAGAAACTACTACCACTTCACAATCATCAAGCACAAACGAAACTCAAAATTCGACACCAGAGGTAAAGGAAGTTGAGACCGAATCAGAGCCAGAAATTGAATATACTGCGGTTGATGTAAGCACCATGATGGATGATTTGAAAAACAATTCAATGAAAGCAGAAGATACTTACAATGACAAATACTTAGAAATTACTGGTCGATTAGATGTTATTGACAGCAACGGTAAGTATATCGGGGTATTCTCTCAGACAGACAAATTTGCAATTGTTGGTGTCCAATGCTATATAAAAGATGATGATGTAAAAGCAAAGGTAATGGAAATGTCCAAAGACGATACTATAACGCTAAAAGTTCATATTAAAAGCGTTGGAGAAGTTATTGGATACTCGGCAGATATTATAGAAATAGAATAGTATACAGTCCCTCTAGCAAATGAGGGACTTTTTTTAAAGGGAGTTAAAAATGAACATAGCAATTTATCCAAGGAAATCAAAAAAAGATGATAATTCAGAATCAATGGAACAGCAAATAGACGATTGTAGAAAGTACATTAATAAAACTTACCCTGATGCAAATATAATCGTTTATTCTGGAGATTATGCGATCACAGGGCACAGCACGGCAAAAAGAAAGGACTTTCAGCGCATGATGGATGATGTCAGAGCCGGAAGAATCAATGCAGTTGTCATTATGAGATACGATCGTATAGCAAGAAATATGAGAGATTTCTGTAACCTCTATCACGACATGGAAAGCGCAGGATGCAACTTGATATCAGTAAGTCAGCAGATCGATACTTCCACGCCATACGGAAAGAACTTCATGTACCAGATGGCAAACATGGCAGAATTAGAATGGGCGGTTATATCTGAGCGATACAAAGACACCGCAGCTTATAAGATCCGTGAAGGGAAAGCTTACACTGGTAGGGTGCCTATAGGATTTAAAATAGAGAAAATAGATGGTGTAAAGAAAGTCGTACATGATAATGAGGAACAGACAAGAGCTATATTTGATTATTTATTGGCAACCAAAAGCAAGCGCGGCACTGTTTTATGGGTACGTGAAAATTTAATTTCAGATTTCACACGTCACAAATTAGACTCAATGATCAATTCGGATTTATATATTGGGAAAGTAAGGGAAAATGAAAATTTCTGCGAACCTTATTTTACCAAAGAGCAAATGGAAGAAATAAGAAGTGTCAATCAGATAAAATACGCTCCGTCCGGTCATATATATCTATTCAGTGGATTATTCCGTTGTCCTATATGTGGCAGGAAAATGGCAAGTTTTTACAGCATAGACAGGAAGACCAAAAAGCACCGGCAATATCAAAGATGCTGGTTCGGTGGAAATGAGAAATTGCACAAAACAAAATTAGTGTCAGAAGCAAAAACAGAAAAATATCTTCTTGAAAATCTTGATGCAGCATTAAAAAATCTTGAATTTGATGTAAAAAAAGAAGCAGGTAAACCAAAGCAAAATTTGAATAAAAAACTTAATGATGCGATAGGGGAGCGTGACAGACTGAATTACCTTTTTGAAAAAGGAAGAATTGATATCCCGGAATACGAAAAGAAATACAGTGTCTTATCAGAAAAAATAAATTCCATAACTGAGGAGTTGTCAAACAACAAAGTTGTAAGGATTGAGGAATTTAAGAAGCAGATCCCGGAAGACTGGAAAGAACTTTACGAACAACTAGATCAAAAAGGAAAACAAGAATTTTGGCATAGAATAATAAAAGAAATTTATTTGAATGAAGCCTTTGAAATTACTGGCTTTATATTTTATATCTAGGACTTGTACTAAATAACTATTTCCTAGCGGTTAACATTAATTAGTACAAGTCTATTAAAAATGGCGATTAGAAATTCTAACCGCCATTTATTTTACGCTTTTACAATCGCAGCGTCAAATCCTGCTGCTTTCAATTTTTCCTGCAAGGAAATAGCATTTGCTTTGTTGCGATACGCTCCGACCTGTACACGATAAATAGAATCTTTATCACCTACGCTTGTCTCTGATCCAGAAGTTGCAGCATCGTCATCAGATGTGTTATTGGATGGTTCAATGTACTGCTGTCCGGTAATTCCGTAAACAATTGCACTTGCCATGCTCTTAAAGTCATACAGTGCTACATCGTCTTTATCATCCACGAAGCAACATTCAATCAGCATCGCAGGTGCTTTTGTGTGATTGAGCACGTAAAGCTTTTTGTTAATCTTCACACCACGATTTTTAAATCCAAGTGCTGCAATTGCTTTCACAATTTTCTCTGCAAATGGTTTTGCTTTGCTATTATCACTATAAATATATGCTTCTACACCTGTTGTCCGTCCGTTTCCAGACATATCCTTCGCACCTGCATTAAAGTGGATAGATACATCAAGATCAGCCGCATGAGAATTGCATTTACCTACGATGTTGCAAAGCACATTATTTGCACTTGTGCCATTGTCAACCGTACAGTCATACACGGTGTGACCAAGGCTTTTAAGCTGTCTGATAACCTCATTTTTTACATTTCTTGCTTCTGTTGATTCCCGGATGATTCCGATAGCTCCGCACGCTACTTTTCCGTCCGGGTTGTGTCCGGCATGTACGTTAATAACCATTCTTTTATTCCTCCTTCTTTTCAATATACTGCTTAAATAACTGGTGCAGTCCTGTGCTTGCTAAACCGCTGAATAAGCCACTTAATAAGATAGATGCTGTGATTGTCCATCCGTTGATCCAAATGGCTAAAAGCACACCTAATACCGCACAAATGGTAGGGATGTATTTATTATCCACATCCTTAATCCACTTCTTCACGACATAGCCTACACAAAGGCAAATGCCTACGATTACCGGCACCATAAATTCTGTCAAAAATCCTAAATCTGTCATGTTTAAATCCTCTCTTTCTGCTTCAAATGAAGCTCTTCAATTTCGTGTTTCATCTTTGTGACCATTCCATTTCCGCCCAACGCATGATAGGCATTGTACATTTCCATAAAATTCTGATAGGCATAGGATGGAATTTCTTTGAGAGCCATGTATTTATCATGGTACTCAATCAGTTGCACACGAAGCAAAAGCATCGTTCCTCTACTGTTCGCATCTCTGTCTGACTTCTGATTTTTCAAAAGCCACACTATGTATCCCATAAATGCTGTCAGAACGATAGGCAAAGCAATCGTGTACGTTTCTTTTAACATCTCCATTGGATCATCTTCCTTTCTTTTGTATAATTCAATTATAATATTTCAGAATAATTTTTTGTTCCATTTTACTTCGCATAACCAGAGTTTAAATAAGTTAAACGAAGGAATCGAATGGAAGCGTAACGATGAAGTGTTACAACGTGAAGATTGTGAAATCGCCTACATTGAATATACGAAATTTTTGTATAATAAATTACATGCAGAAGCAACCTTCAAACTTAATGCTAAACAGGCTATTTCTAAAGAAACAGATATCATAGTTGCTAAAATATCCGATTCGAAATTTAATCCTAAAACTACAGTAAAAGATATATCATACACCGGTATTGCTATTGGTGCGTTATATATCGAGAATGGGTATATTAAATATCGTCAGCTCATAGATACCATGCCTAAAGATTATACGATTATCTTTACAATCAGATGGGATTTATTTTAATTATTTCGTAAATAATAAAATCGAACTGTAAAGTCAACTTTTAATTCACTTTCCGTTAAATTTTTATACCTTACACAGCATGTGGTATTATCTTTGATAGCAGGAGAACCTAACATACCATGAGAATGTGCGTCTGAACTTCCGTAAGTTGCAATAATTGTAGTAGCAAGCGGTACATAATCCTTAAAATTTATTGGTGTATTATCACTTATTGAAATATCGCTATTTGGAAGCACGGTAACAACTCCAGTTCGTACATCATTATATATCATTCCTTCGTTTAACTCACGTAAACTCTGGTTTACCTCATCAAATCCACCCTTGATCCTGTTCTCCAGATCATTCATCTCTTCCGCAGAAAAGGCATTTCCTTCTGCTGAGATATGCCCCTCTGCTCTCGCTACGGTCACAAGTTCCGTGCTGCCGTCCTCATGTGTTAATTTTCTTCTGTTCGGGTACTCGGAAATACGATTCACCCATGTTTTTAAACTAAATGCCATGATAAAATCCTCTCTTTCTTATAAAAGTAATCCAATGCTCTGTCCGGCATAGATTTCTTCGCCTGCGTAATGGACAAAGTTTGAATTATAAACTTCATAAATGTCATGTAATATTCTCTCAATATCATTGATTTTCTGGTATGTGTTAATAGGTTGCTGCGGAACTTCCGGTGTCTCTACATACTGATAACCAGCATTCCGCAATGCTGTGGCGTTCTTTAAAAGACTGTCAAAATATGTTTTATCCGGATATGTGGGGAGATTATCCTTACAAGTGACCAGAGAAATGTTCAGCAATTGTGCAATGACATAGCAGTTGTTTTCATTCCGCCTGACATCTGATAAGTTGAATGCGCCTTTCATCCCCCGCTGCCATTCCGTTTTTTCACTGTCTGTCATCCTCTCCCAGCCAATGTTGCGAAGTTCAATCACCCGGTCTACATCCTCTTGTGTCCTGTCGTAGATGAACCACGGCAGAATGTACTCAATCGTATTCTCGTAGGTACTCTTATTACCTGCTTCATCATACATTTCAAGATATATATGGTATAAGCTGTCCTCTGCCACATCTACCGTTGCACGCCACTTCACAGGATATGCTTCATCCTGGATAAAAACTGTCTTAACACCATTTACAGTCCCGGCAACATAAGTGATGTCTGTTGACAGTTCAAAACTGATCGTTCCAGAAGCCATCAGCTGACCTCAACCGTGATTGCTACACTTGCACTTGTGCTTACCGGATTTGGTGTAAGTGTAATGCCTTTTAACACAGGCACCGTAGTATCAAGCTTGACGCTCAATGTAATGCTGGTAGTCTGTCCGGCTCCGTCTTTAGCCGTAACCACAATACTGTTCGTTCCCTCTGCAAGAGTAACCGCTTTTGAAAAGCTTCCATCAGTTTCTACCGCTACTGATCCTAGGCTCGTGCCGTTTAATGTCATAGTCAATGTTATCGGACTTGAAGTTGCATCATTCGTTTTACCGGTTACTGTAAGCGCAGATTTATTTGTGATTAGCCCTGTCTGTGGAGAAGAAATTGTCAATGTCGGCGGCACTGTGTCAATTGTAAATGTTGATGAAACGGTAGTCGCCGCATTTCCGTCATTATCTGACGCATTGATCGTGATAGTGTGGTTTCCATCCTTAAGTGCCGTCTGTGGCGTAAATGTAAACTGATAACCATTTGTAATCCCTTTACTTACCATTCCTGTGCTTGAAGTTGTGTATGTAGTGCTGTCTACTTTAATTTTTACAGATGACAGCTTAACTCCTGATCCACCGGCTTCATCCACGACTTTAAATGTGATCGGCTGTTTATTGTTTGTCACATATGCACCTTTTGATGGAGATACTAGTGTGATCGCAGGCTTCATCGTTTCTTTTACAACCAGTCTCAATGCTTCTCCCAGAGTGGCATCTGTAGCATCTTTCGCCACTACAGTTCCCGCATCATTGGTAATCTCAATTTTAATCGGATAATACTTATTGGACAGATTGTATGATGTGGTTGCAGGGGCTGTAATTGTTCCAACCCATTTTCCATTACTTAAAGTAAGATTCGTCCACACTCCATCAACCTGTACCCTTACTTTTACAATTGCCATTAAATAACTCCTATCTCCTGTCCAGCTATAAGTTCATGATTGCTGGATCTGGTATATTTTGTTTCTGTGTAATATGTCTCTACATCATCTGCCACAACCGTTATTGTTACTTTGGTTTTTGTTGTGACTTTCTGACTGGATAATTTTGCACTGTATATAATTGGTCTCATTTCCATTAGATAATCACATCTCCTCCCGTATATAATTCAGTTCCGGCGAAGTAATTTTCCGTAACAACTACTGAATATCCCCTGCACGTTGCCGTTGCGATAAATCCACCTGTCAAATCAAGCGTCTGACTCTCAATCAATGTTGTCGATGTCTTTCCACCAATCGAATTTATATTTGCCCAATTTCCTACCTGCTCTAAGTCAACCAGGTACTTCATTCCAACCTTTTTTCTCAAGGCATGATAACCTAAAAGATAAGCGGCGATGTCGGGTAATATATCAGCATTATAAATAGTACATCCACTGTACTTCTTTATATTTTCTGTCTCCCCAGCTTCGATTTTATCCACACGTTTCTCATAAGAAAAAGTCGTGTTTGCATATTTAATACCTGTAATATGGCACTGTCCGGCATCCGGCATATTAATGATGAGATAATTTGTTTTTACTTCTTTCAGCGTGCCGGCACTTGCCGTGATAGACGATGGAAGATATGGGCTCGAAAAAGTGATCTTTGTATCTCCGGCTGGCAATGTTTTCTTATAAATGTCTGAGGTTTTTTCTTCCAATACATAATTTTTCATCTCAATATTCACACCAGAGATATATTTTTCAAGAGATACTTTCGTATTTCCATTAAATTTGCGATCCGTCCCGACAGTGGATTTCACATATCTGTCTGGCTTATAAACCTTGATGGTATCGCTCCGGCTGTCATCCGCAACCGCACCACACGCAAAGCATACCTGTTGTAATGCCTTACGGCACGTCTGAATGGCTAAATAGCCGTTTAAAAGTATGTTGCCGACTTCTTCATCAATCGTATATTTTTTGATACCGGCAGTGGCAAATATCGCATTCAGTATCACTTCTGCACGGACATTGTTATATACCTGTCCGTCATAAAATGTATACTTATCTAATAACCCAACTACATCAATCAACTTAAATTTTGCAATATTCTTTGAAAAAGAAAAATCGTCGATGAAGAATGCTCCCATAGGAATCATGTTTCCGTTATTAAACTCTGACAATGTGACTTCCTGCGTTTTCTGCACACTCTTCCATGCTCCGTTTTCGTTTTCTGCGTCAAAGTCATTATTCATATCAACAATTGAAATATCCGCTTCGTTGATAGACAAGGTTGCAGAGGTCACATCAATGTCTTCCTGCACCTTGGCTGTCTGGATCATATCCTTATCCCATACGATATATTTTCCGTATAAAATGTACTGAAGCTTAATATATCTCTGTGGAAAGCTTGTTCTTACAAATTCAATCTCGATTTTTCCGTAATTCTGCACATGATTATTGCAAACATAAATAAGGCTGTCCGGGTAAAATGTCTCTGTGATTAATTTTGTACCGGCGATTGTATACCATGTGATTTTCAACTCTGCTGGTGGCTCATCTTCAAAATAAAGTGTGATCGCTGCGGACGTGTGCTGCTCTTGGAACGTGACTGTAATCTTAGGATCTGTTTCAAAAGTACAATCTTCCTTCGATAACGCATCATTCCAAAATGCAATGTCTTTCGGATTTTCCGTCAATACGCTTTTACTTCCATCTAGCACAAATTGGTTCAGTTCAAAAGTCCCATAACTTTTCTGTTCCGTCTGTTCTGCAAATAACTCTATTGAACCTATGCCCTGGTTATCATCTGTCGTGACCGAAGCATCCGCAAGTGCGGTAACATCTATAAATTTCATTTCTGCCCTGCAATATGTTCTCATAAATGCCCCCTTACGGTGTCTTAAATGGTTTTTTACTCGTCATTTTCCAAGACAAGCCTTTATATTTCGCTCCGTTGTCAAATACCTTTTCTACTTCATCTTTAATTGATGAAAAATACCCATAGAAATCAAACTGCTTGCTTGCATCCGGTAAAGATACATGATGGAATCTGTTTTCACAATCTGTTATATGATCCATCAGTTTATCATAAAGTCCCGAATCGTCTATTGTGCCAATTGAAATTGTATAGTTCTTATAGATTCCTATACTCTCAATATGAATATCTCCGTCCTCTGTCCTCTCTGCATACTTTTCCAGAAAATCCAGTGTCCTCTGGATAGACACCATCGGGATATTATATGTAATTCCATCAATGATAAGTCCTTGTGTATACTTATGTAACATCTTATCCCTCCGCTATCCCAAGTCTTATTTCTTCATCCTGTAAATACGGCAGATTGATTCTTGCGAACTCTTTACCATCCACCGAAAGTACTACTGTCTTAGCACCGCTATAGTCCGGCATTTTGCTTGCAAGCTTTGATGCGAGGTCGTCCATCCAGCCAGTGTTATTTTCAAGCGGCAGGACAGCTTCTCTTCCGGCTTCTCCGATTTCTGCAAGTGTCATTCCGGTTGTTACGCCACCGTTGGCAAGACGAGGCAGATTTACAGTAGGAATTGTCGGAATACTTGGATGCCATGATCCGCCACCCAAAAAATCAGGTAAATCAAATCCAATGCTGTTAAAGCCAGAAATCAATGAATTGATACCATTAATAACCCGGTTCACCATATTTTCGAACATCTGAATAATGCTGTTCACAAAATCTTTTACCGATTTTTCTGTCTGGCGTAATGCTTTGTCTGTGTCTTTCGTAAGTAATGCATGAATTGCGGCGAATACAAGTTTTACCCCTGCCAGCAAAAAATTGATCAGATCTAAAATAAAATCGACGCTGTCTTTTATATTCTGGCTCAGGTTTTTAATAATCGGCAGAATTACCGGAAGCACATTTTCAATAATCCATGCAATAATCGGCTGTAAAATATTTGTCCATAAATCGTTCAGTATGTCTATTACGATTCCCATTATTTCGAAAATATTATCAAACACAGGCTTTAAATGATTTTCATAGGTATCCTCAAACATTAACGCCAGATTCTGTAAAATAGGCTGCACATAAGTGTTCCAGAATTCTAAGAATTTTTCTATCAGTTCTGACATTCCATTTTTTATATTTTCAATAAACGGATGAATATGTTCATCGTACAATTCTGTGATTTTATCGGTCACATGCTGTACACCGTCTGATATAGTCGTTGTCAAATCCGCAATCACACCAAGAAGTCCATCTGACGCATCTTTTAAAGCATCCTGATTTTCTACAAAAGGTGTCACGATGCAATCGATAATATCTTTTCCAAATTTTGCCGCATTCTCCGTAACCATCATGAACGCATCCGAAAAAATCTGAATCAGGTTTGCTGTGATCTGCTGTCCATTTTCATCCCCAAATACAGAAAATACATTTGCGAATGCATCTGCCCCCTGTGATGCCAGCACTGAAATATCAGATGCTATATCAAACATGTCGATAATATAATTTTTTATATTTTCAGAATTACTTTCAAGATAAATAGATATCCCACCAAGAAGATTTTTTGCTATGGTAGCACCTATGCTCACTACAGATGCCGAAATGCTTCCAAGTGACCTTGAAAAAGTCATAGCAAAATTATCAACAGATGCAGAAACTTCACTATCTGAAAAAATATTTAAAAATAAATTCTTTATGCTTTCTATACTGGATTTAATATTATCAAATTGTAAAGAAACATCTAAATTGCTCCAGGTTTCATCCCATCCATTTTTTATAGAAACTTTTAATTTTTTTAAATAATCTATAAATGGCTGGATTTTATCTGATAATTCTTTTCCAGTAGGGACTTCTTCATATAAATCAGATCCGCCACTACCAGATCCACCACTACCGCTTCCAGAATCATTTTTCTGCAATACATTCAAGTCATCAAAAGCCGCCAATGCTCCAGCTGCTTTTTTGGCAGAACCGGCTGTTTTATCAAGAGATGCCGCATAGTCTACCTGCTGCTTCTTTGCCTTTGTCCAAGTGCTTTTTCCGCTTATAGCCGCAATAAATCTATTCATGGCATTAATGGCATTTGTAAGCCATGTGCATAAAGTTACGATTGCTGGTGTCAATGCAGATATGATAGGCGCTGTCAATGCTCCAATAGAATTTTTCAATGTAGCCGTAGCACTTGCCATTTCAGACATTTTTCCGTTAAATTCAGAAGAATACTTCGCCATGTTCTGTATACCTTCTGTAAATGCCTTGGATATGGTCTGAGATACTTTCATAACCGCACCGAATATTGCAAAACTAATTACGGTCTGCTTTATTCGTTTCGCCATGTCAGATATTAAGCCAGATGATTTTTTTGCTGATTTTCCTACTTTTTCAATGTCTTTCGCACCAGCACCAATAGATTTCTCATTGACAACGGTTTCTCTCATCTTCTGATTTAATACGTTTTGCTGATCTGTGATGCCTGCAAGCTTGTTGGAAAGCTTTTTGTATTCTTCTGTTTTTGTAGGATCGGAATATGCTTTTCCGGAGCTTTCGAGTTCCCTCATCTGCGCCTTAACGTTTGCGGCTTCTTTTCCCGTTTCTGCCATTTTGTTCTTGAGGTCTACCCATTTTGAGGAAAGCGTTTTATCCTCTCCTGTTTGCTCCATGCTTTTTATTTCGCCGCGAACGTACGCAATCGATTTAGATAAATCTTCTACATCATATTGCATTGCTTTGTATGTTCGGCTCTTTTTGTTTCCTCCGGTAGCAAGAAATTTTTCCTGCCTGTTTTGCAATTGCGACAGCTTGGATCGCAATTCTTCCAATTGCTTTGTTGCTTCTTTATACTGCTTTGATGGCGTATATTTTTCTGTTTCTTTCAGTTTTTCTGAAAGGTTCTGACCTTTTGATACTAAACTATCAAACTGTTTTCCTAAGTTCTTATATTCTTCGGTTGGGATTTTTGCTTTTGCAAGCTCTCTCATTTTTTCCGATACATTGCTAGCTTCACGTGCAAGCTTCTGAAACTGTGATTCCATCTGCATGAGCTTACTTGATGCTTCTCCATTTTCAATCAACGTTTTTATTCTGATTTCGCCATCATATTCAGCCATGCTAAAACCCTCATTTCTTAAACTGTTTCAATGCTTCCTGTTCTGTTTCTTTCTGCTTTCTTATTTCTTCCATCATGCGGTCGTAATCGTCTATCTTTTCTTTTTCTTCGCTGGTATACTCTTTTTCTGGCTGTTCCAGAGCATATACATTTTGTGCGTTTCTGATTGCGTCTTTTTCCTTGGAAATCATGTTCTTTTCAATCTTTTTCTGTCGAATCTCAATTACCTCAATGAGAGAAGATAATCTTCTTGGCATATTCCAGATCAAGCCATTAAATTTCCACCAGTGCATATCTGCTACGGACAAATCAATACCGTATATCTGCAAAAAATCTGCGTATATTCTCCATTGATCTACATCATAGTCAATAAAACGCTTTGTATTCTTGCTACTGCCTGCATTATCGTGATACCATCCGTTTAAATACCAAGAAATACATTCATCTAACTCATGGTACTGTGGATGGTCTCTAAGTTCTCCGTATTCATCAGAGAACATAAGATAAAGAATAGAATTTGTTTTCTCGTACTCATTCATTTCTTTGTCATATTGCAAAATATAAATCTGCATACCTATGCGGAAATCGGTATTTACTTTGTATCCGTTCCATTCAGTAGGCAAATTGTCCAGCATGACATTGTTCATTATTTTGCCCCACGTCTTCTTACATTGTATCTGTTCTGCACCTGTTCAAAACGTTTATTGAAAAGCTTATTCATAACAGGGATAACCTGCTCTACAAACTCCACGATTGCAAGTTCATCCGGGACAATATCTCCGTAAATCTGTTTCATGGCATCTTCGCCAAACAACCCATCTATACTTTCCGTAATCTGCTTAAGATATTTCACACGAATGCTGTTAAGCTCTAATGCTGCATCCACATTAATATCATCCACATTCATATCGTCTTTGTGGTTCTTTCTCCATTCGGCTGCTTCTTTTTCACAGTTTTGAGATATATTATTTAATTTATCAATTACACCTGCAAACTTCTTAGCTGTGTCTGCATTCGCTGTATCTACTGTTATAACTGTAATAAGATCTCCGTCTTCGTCTTTTATTGCAATTTTTTTTATACCACTGCTTAATTTAATTTCTTCCATTTTTAACATCCTTTCCTAATGTGGGACACCAAGGAAAGGCAGGCATCCCACATATGCTAATTTTTAATTAACACCTATGCAATTGGGTAATCTTCATCCAAAGCCAAAGCGCTTACTTTAGGCGCCCATGTGAACGATCCATCACCAGCAATAGTGATTGTTCCCTGTTCTACATCTCCATTTCCATTAATCTGGACTGTAGACTTTAAAATATCACCACCTGATCCACCAGTGCTTGATGCGCATACAGTTACTGGAACACGGATACAATCTCCTGATCCGCTTGTAATATCAGTTTTATAGTAGCGATAATAATATGTCTCGCACTGATCTCCTGTTGGAAGCTTTTTAAAAATGTCATTAAACACTGTCTGCATTTCATCTGACAAATGTTCTCTTTCTGGGGACATTGAAAATGCATACCCTTTTACAGAGTTGCTTGCATTTTTCATGTTTACATACTGTGTGCTTTCTGTGTTAGGTCCCCAGTCTTCTGTAAGCTCTGTGAAACCGTCACCCATTTCAGCAAGCTTTTCAGTTGATCCACCCATAAGGCTTCCAATATCCAAAAGTGAGACCATGTTAGTTCTGTCTTTTGCCATGAGTATTCCTCCTATTTTTTATAAAAATATTTAAGCTGCATATTAATTGCTAATTCTGTTGTTTTTCCATCTGCTGTACCGCAAAATACATCCGATGTGCGGTTGATTTGTTCTACAACAAAATTTTTATCTTTTAACGTAAATTCTCCACTTTCAAGGAACTTTGCAATATTTTCAAGCAGATTGCTTGCTGCAATATTATCCTTGTTTGTTGTTGGATTGCTTTTGTATACGATCTGGAACGTCATTTGTCCGACATAAGAACCGCTGACATATTTTTTCAAATAAACAGGATCCTGCGCCGGAAAAACTCCAATAGACTGAGTATCTTTTATGCTGTTCCATAAGATTGTTGAATTTGATGGTTTGAAACCGGGCGGAAAATCTGGATAACTATTTATCATATCAAGAATAGCTCTTTGCGCCGTTTCTGCATCTGATACAAGCATTATTTTTGGCTTTTCATCCAAATCATTTACCTCCAATCTCAAACCTTGGTATAAGGCTGTAAACACCGATAGTATTCACTTTGTAGCAATTCCCTTTTTCATTTACCATGTACTGGAAGAATTTACCCGGATAATCGTCTGAATTAATTAATCCAACCGGCAATTCCCTATCAATGAGAAGTTCATCTTTTTTTGCAATCACTACGAAGTCAAAATCATTACTTCTTAAAGTGAAATGCTTTATCTTTTCTTCTTCGCTCATGTTCTCCCAGTCTGGTGGATTAGCATAATTCAATGTGCCATCATTCGGGATTTTTACAAGAAAACTATCTGCATCTTTCATTCCAGATTTGTTTATGTTCTCTGCCTGTGTAAGCTCGATTCTTACATTTTCAAATAGAGTACCGAAATAATATTCAGTTTCTAAAGTGTCGTTGTAATGCCTGTTATATAAAACCACGGCATCTTTATATCCGATTCCCATAAGCTAAACTCCCATGTACAAAAGGTTTTCATTCCTTGAATCAACCATTCCTGTTAGGTAATTTGATGCAATATCGTAGCACTTTCTATTAAGTGCCATTTCTGATTTTGCAAGCTCTACAAATGTAGAAGAAGATGCTCCGGCATCATAAGATACTGATTCACTTCCAGAAGTCATGCTCTTAATCATTTTCCCTTTTACAGTTCCGTCCGTATTTGCAATAACACCAAAGTTATTAACTGCCGCAGAGTACTCAGATAAATTCTTTAGCAATTCAGCTATTTCGCAGGTGCAATCTTTGATATTATCCCACCATGCTTCTTCTGATTCTGGCTGAGAATAAAACAAAATCCTGTTTGATGTGATCGCATTGATTCTTCTTTCTGCTTTTCTTTCATATGGAGCAAAGTCTTCTTTGCTTTCGAACAAACTTCCACCATATTTAGTTTGGTAATATTCAAAATCTACATATGACATTGCTCCACACTCCTTATTGCTGTGATAAGATTTCGCTGATAATATCAGCTTTCTTTGTTGCGGTCAGTGAATACCCTTTACTCTCTGCCAGTGCCTTAATTTCTGCAACTGTAAGAGAGTTTAAGTATTCTTCCGTGAGTTCCCCACTAGCATTTACCGCCTGTGTAGTGGGATCTATTCCCCCGGTGTGATTGAAACGTTAGCTACTGCATCAATGTACTCTGCAAAAAGTACAAATCCTAACAGTGCATAATTTACGCTGGTTGCACGATCGTAATCGCCTTTTACCTTAAATCCGATAAGGTTTGTCTCTCCACTAACTGTGTAAGAAAGACCGGCTTTCTCAAAATCTCCGTCAGATGGATCTACATAATAAGCAACGATGTTGTTTACGGCTGTTGCCAGAACTTTTCCGGCTGGGATTTCGTTGTCAGAGCAAAGGATCATAATGTCTGCTCCGAGGAATCCCTTGACATAGGTAAGTCCGAAGGCTGTCTGCAAAGTAATTTGTGAATTTCCAAGATAATCATATAAATCCATCATATTTACAAATACTGCAACTCCTGTAGCAGTTCTGTGCATTGACTTGAACTTATTCTTGACAGATCCAATAGCTTTAGCTACAGCCATCTGGAATGTTTTTGCAGTGTTTGTAAGTGTACCAGTTTTCAGATAGTTGTAGAATTTTGTTGTAATTCCATCCTGAAGGTCTGTCTTGAACTCTTCATCTGTCATTCCACAAGCTGCTTCATATCCATGATCCTTGATAGCTTCGATAGAAACTTCTTTTGCATATTTTTCAAGAGTAATCTCTGAATAAGGTTTCTCTTTTACAGCGTAATGTGTTCTTGGAATCACATCACCTTCTGCTACAGTTCCGCTCTCTAACGTTCCCTCTGCATATTTGCTTTTAAGAATAGTTCCGGGCTGTTTCCTAATTGCTCTTGAAATTCCAAGAATTTCTCTTAAAGCTTCCCAGTTTCTTTCAAAAGATGTAACAAAATCAATTTCCCTTGCCGTTACATCAATGTCTTCTGTTTTAATCAGTCCTGCGTTTGCTGCAAAAAACTGCAAATTGGTGTTCATCGTTAATCTGTTTTTGTTCATATAAAACTCCTTTACTGTTGGAATAAAGAAATGTTTTCGGCAATTGCTTTCTGACGTTCTGATCTATCTTTGATAGATAAAATGCTCTCTCTTGTTGCATGCTTATCACCACCGGGATCATTTTCATTCGGCTTTGTAAAACGCGCCGGCGGAGTCTGCTTATTTACAAATGCATTTGCATCTGTCTTTTTAGCTTCCTCAATAAGATCACTGAACCCTATCAGCTTTCCATTTCTCACGCTTACGCCTTTGGAAATGTCTTCCATAATGGCTTTCTTTGCAGATTCAGAAGTAAACTCGATTTCCGCAAATGCTTCTTTCAAAAGTTCATCCTTCTCATGCTCTGCGATTTTGGCTTCATAATCTTTTTTGGAATCCTCTGCCTGTCTCTTCCAGTCATCACGCTCTCTTAAAATGTCTTCCGGGCTTTTTCCATCCAACCCTTCAAGCATTCTCTCTGCTGATTCTGCACGGGTTTTCCACTGTTCAGATTCTGATGAAGCCTTATTAACCTTGTCTTCCATTTCTTTCTTGGAATACAGCTCTTCACCCATACTCTTTTTAAGAGACTCTTTCTGTTCGTCTGAAACTTCAATTCCGAGTTTCTTTAATTCGTTTGCTACGTTTACCATGTTTCTACCTCTTTCTTTCCAAGTTGTTACTCCGGTCAGTCCGGCACGAATGAGTTGCTATTTACTCCATAGCTGGCAATTGGGAATGAAGGAATCGAACCCTCGACAACCCGGATATAAGCCGTGTCTTCTTCCACTGAATTAATTCCCAAAAATAAAAAAGCACGCCCAAAATAGGACGTGCCATGCATCATCCTATAATTATTCTAGGTTAGCGAACAGAATCCCTTTTTCTGTCCGGTACTTTTAATATTCTTTTCAATATATATTTTAACCTATTTTAAACAACTTTTTGTACCATTTTAAAAAGGGAAGATTGCTCCACCCCTTTTTGCTATTTCCCACCGAAATACCTTCTAAGCACTTCTTTTTCTTCTTCCACAATGCAATCCTTTTTTAATCTGTTGCACTGGTCGTATATATACTTTCCGTACTCTTCTAATTTGGCTATCATTGCATTTTTATTTTCCAATGTAGGATTTTTAATGTATTCTTTTTTAAGCCCTATATAGTCCTCATACTGCTTTATAACATCCATTTTCAATTACCCCATTCAAAATATCATCTGCTATTCCAACGACTTCTCTTCCATAAAGAGACAGAAAATCCGCTACGATTTCCTCTACATTTATTGGAATGTGGCAATCATATGAAAATGAAGCGCAGTGTACCAACTCATGAGATAGAACTTTCTCTAACAGACTTCCGCTTAATGCATTTGACAAATAAACCGTTCGTTTGCTCCAATCTGTAACACCAAGTGTAATTGTTCCGTCTGAACGCATCAAGCATTCACTATTAGGATTTACATATAAAATATTCCATTCAACATCATTGATTTTAAACACTGCGCTCACCTCTTAGATTTTCTGTAACATCATCTGTAATTCATTTCTCCACATCTGCTTTTCTTCCGGAGTTGCATCTGATGTCATTTCAGTAATATCCATCTGCATATCTCGCAAGTAATCTTTTCTTGCTTTTGCACGCTCTTTTTTATCTTCCTCTGAATTTCCATGATGGTTTTCTCTGGTCTCCATATAAGTACGTCTGGAAATACCGGCTTTTCCCTCTCTGGAATCCCTCGGATATGATCTATCTCCCATCATTCCGGTATCTGTATACATCCTTTTCAGATCTTTCTTATCCATGTCTCTCATGTGCTCTGCATCTTCGTAATCATCCGGGTACATGTGATAATATGGGGGTTCATCATATCCTCTTCGTTTTCCTCTGCCTTTCGGTGCAAATCTTCCATTAGCATAACGATACCGATCATAATATCTTCGGTCATCCCCATACTCTAAAAGCTTCTCCATGATATCTGCTTCGTCCGCTTCGTTCATTGCCTTAGTAATTGTGGCATGATACTCTGCTTCTGACAAATCCTTTATCATGTCGATCACTTCTCCCATTTCTTCTGTATTGACATTCTCAATCCCTTTTTCAATCTCACATAAGGATTTTTCAGCAAGGCATTCAAGCATTTTATGAATTCTTTCAATATGCATATACTAAGCCTCCCTTACTACAATTAAATTACTGTTCTGAACCTCGATAGTCTGTCCAGATGTATTCTGAACCGCTATTGTGCTGCAGCATCCACAAGGAACATCTACATAAACCTGTGCAGATACATTGAATAAGTTTTCTACTGCCGCAGGTGTTACAATCATTCTTGTAGACTGTAATGGTTCTCCGTCAATTGCGATTGCAAGCGAAATAGCTTCCACCGTTCCGCCGGTTGGGATCTGGATATTTCCGCTATAAGATACAAGAAATCTTGCTTTGCACTGGTTTGTGATTCCTCTTAATTTAACTACTCCGCTTCCCTGTCTGTGAACTATACATTTTGTTCCGCAAACCGGTGTCTCAGTAAATGCGACATCTTCTCCTTGCAGGACAGTCTGTAAAGCATTGGCTGTAAATTCTGACATAATATTTTCCTCTCTTTCAAAAATATAAGGGCAAACATTGAAGTCTGCCCTTTGTGTTTAAGTAATACCGCTATGCAGACATAATCTTGTCGATTAAGATACTTTAATTATTCAGTTGTCTAACATCCGCATCCAGTATTGCAACCACATCCATACGGAATGTATGTGTTCGGGTTTGGCACCTGGTATGCTGGGATTGGCGATGGATTAACAGCACTGATAATATGATTTGTCTGTGCTGTCATAGCGGTAGTCAGAAGTGCGTTCTGTCTATCCTGTGATGCTGCAAGTCTCAAATCATTATTTTCTGCCTGCAACGTTGCGATCTTATCCTGGCATAAGTAGTCAAGTATCGCTCTTGTTCCGGCATTCTGGCTGTCGATAATATCTCTCGTGTTGTTGTTCATGGTGTTCTGTAATGCGCAAGTGTTCTGCGCCATGTTGAAGTTTACACCCTGGATAGCTTCACGAGTTTCGCAGCAACAATTTGCAAGCTGAGACTGAATAGCATTTGCATTCTGCATTCCTGCTACTGTGTCCGCATTAATTGCCTGCTGAATGGTGTTAAATCCTGTCAGCATTCCGTTGTTTACTGCATAAAAGCCATCACAAAGACCATTTGTAATGCCATCAAGTTTACTTATGACTGCTGAATTGTCAAATCCTCTCTGGATATCAGCCTGTGTAGCCGCAGTTGCGGTATAACCGCCACCACCATTACCACCGAATCCATAACCGCCCCATCCACCGAATAAGGCAAAGAGGATAATGAGAACCCACCAACCACCATCGCCCCATGCACCATCATTACGGTTTCCACCAGTAACGGCGGCAATGTCCGCTAAACTTGGAGATGAATTAAACATATGTGTTCCTCCTAATAAAATTTATTTATACATAATCTTGCAAGAATAGTATCAATGTTTAAACTGGCTCATGATTTCTTCCGGGTTAAGGCCTTTTTCTTTGCACAAATTTCTGGCAAGCTGTTCCAGCCCTTTACTGTCTCCACGGTTCATCATGTCGAATGTATTTTTCATGATCGGATTATTTGAAAATTGAGAGTTGCTCATCATTTGACTTAATATCATCTTAGGGTTTCCACCGCACTGGATCATCTGCATTAAATTCATTCAGAATCGCTCTCTTTCTTTGCTCTGGTAGTCCTCTGGGACTGAGTTATTTTAGCTTCTATTTGGTCTAATCGCTCCATTATCGGGGCAAACAATGTTGCCGTGTCTTCTTTCGGTAATTCGTTCTGTTTTCCGTCTAGCTGCGGTTTATATGTAACTGTCTGAATAAGACCATTAGCACCCCACGATTTTATATAAACTTCTGATCCATCTGCTTTTGGGAAAATGGCAAATGGTGCATTCATGGGAACGTCATTCGCTGTGACTTCCTCAACAGAATTAACCATTCTTCCGCAAAGTCCAGCTTGTTGCGGCATGATCTGTTGTGGGAATTGCTGTTGAATCTGCTGTGGCTGTTGATATTGAGGATAAGAATACTGGTTATATCTCTGATACTCGTACATAATAAACCTCTCTTTCTATTTTCATTTTATTATTAACAACACAATTGAACCACCCCAGTAAAACCCCATTAAAAGGACACAAAAAAGACACCCTTAACGGATGTCTTTAATGAGGAGAAAATTATGTGAAATGTTGTCCAGTTACCTTAAGAATTTTATGTTGCATTTTGACGTTAATACGTCCGGCTGTCTTAGTCGAAACATGCATAATTTCTGCACATTCTTCCAAAGACTTTTCTTTCTTCCGTAAATCAAAGAGCGTTTCTTCTGTCGGTGTGAAATCACACAATTCTTTTATATGCTCTTTTTCTTCTTTGGTAAAGCACGTAACAATGTTTTTCATTTGCTTTACCTCATTTGGGGGAGTTTCCGGCTATGACGGTGAGTTGTTATCTCGCTTGAGTTCCACTGCATTAATTAAAGAAAGGTGGATAACCAAGTATGTATGGTTAACACGTTATTATAATAACATATTATTCCACTTTCGTTGTACCATTTTTTTCGATTTTATTTTTATAAGCCGTTGCTCGTCCATTTGCAATCGCAGACTGTTTTTTATTAAATCCAGAAACCTTCGTTCTATCGCCTTGCAATTGAAGATCATTATTCTTACAGAATGATTGAAGCCTTTTATTCTGCATTCGCAGTTTATATGCCAGTTTATCATATTGAGGTTGCAAGATCTCTTTTACATCTGTTTCGGCAATCATATCGAGTTCCTGTTTCTTAGCCATAATTTCACGCTTTGTTTTGCGAATTTCTCTTTCAAGTAATCTCTGCTTCTGCTGCAAATCATAAAGCTTCTGGCTTTCATCTGCATTTATATTCACATTTCCGTTTTCATCAAGGTACTTATTTACCATGCCTTTTCGCCACGGTCCATGTGAATGTCTACAGTTGTATCCGTGAAGTCCTAAGAGATTTACAACAGTTCCCTTTCCGGTTTCAAGGTTTATGGTATAACCTGTACTTTCAAGAAGATTCGGAAATCCTGGTTCGCTCCCGATTATTTTATATGCCTTGCCTTGCCAGTGATCGTGAGATGGAATCCCTGTTGGATCCTTTTTATCATATCTGGCACCCGGATGCGCTGATACCAGAACATACTCTATTTTATATTGCGCAATATAAATGTTCGTCACTTGTGCCGCAGTCTGATTCATCGATGTGACTATGCAACACCTCACTGCCGCTTCAAGAGAACGCTTCGTTCCAGCAGGGTATTCTACCATAACACCAGATTCTGCATATCTATCCAGAACTTCACAGACTGCACTGCTGTAAGATTGCATTCCAGATGCAACTCTATAATCAACCTCATTTAGCATATTGAGCAAGTCTTTCTGTGTCTGGTTAATGGTTGTTTTTGTCAAATTATCAAGTTCACCGGATGTCTTTATTAACTCTGCATTCATTGCCAGAATTGCCATATTATTTTTTAGAGGAGATATAATATCTGATGCTGATATCTGCGTCAAGACTTCCTTATCATCTGAGAATGATGTCATAACACTATCCCTTAATAATCTGCGAACCTCATTTCTTGATTTTCCAGACATTTCAGATATTCTTTTTACAATCTCTGTGTTATGCAGTCCCATCTGTTGGAGTTTCCACAATTCTCGGTCGGAAGTTCCTGACAATTCACCGGATTTTATCAATCGTGTTGCAATGTCTGATATAATCCAATTTTCAAGATCCTGATACATCTCAACCAGTTTATCAGTTTTTCCGTAAAAGTAATCCGGTTTAAGCATTATCCTTTCCCAACCTCTCTTTTAACAAGATCAATCCACTGCTTACCGTGATTTTCTTTTGCAGTTTCAAACCATTGTTTACCTGTTCCAGGTGTGTGATATTTTAATTCTGTGCCTGTCGGATACTTCTTTTCTCCACGGTTTGCCCATGATCTACCGTCCTCAGTTAAATAAAGCTCGCCTACATACTGATAATGCGCATAGGGTGTATCTACTGTAATTAATCCGGGTTCTTTTATCTGCGTCTTGTTTCTCAAATCGCCCTGCTGCATAGGTGTGTATTTTCTCATGTCATTTACAACCTGTTCATCAAGAACATTCTGCGCATTTCTCAAATTTTCATCTATTCTTTTAGTGTCAAGCTTAATATTAAAGCTTCCAATGACTTTATTATATTTTATATTAACGCATCCCTCTCTATCACTTCTCTAAATAAAACTTAATCGTCTCTATCACAGTCTTTTTCTGCAACTTTACCTGAACCATCTCCGGCGGTTCAGGTTCCGGGATAATATATCCACCTTTTAAAATACCATTTATAGAAAGTTTCGGTATCCCTTGAATTATTTTACTCCTCTCCAAATAGACCACCGCTGTTCCTTTCCGCATCTTCCTGCGCTCTCTCTGCAAACATGGCATCTACTTCATCATCATTGAATCCCTCGTATTCCTTAAGGTATTTACGCTTAGAATAAATACCTTGAATCATTAAATTATATGCTCTTGATCTGTCCTGTTCGAAGCTCGCAAGCAAATCTTTAAAATAAAATATATCTTCGTCCGGTACATCATCATCCAGTGCATCCACATAGCCTGCCGGGATTCCGTAAAGGTCGCAGAATACATTGATTGCATAAATGAGATTTTTCAACGCTGTTTTTATGCTTTTCCGAATATCGTTAATCGTCTCTACAGTCTCATTATCGTCACTTTCAACCTGTGTTGCTGTCAATTTTCCAGACTTTCTATCAAGGATAAACTGCCCCTGTGAGAATCCGCATTTTGTCGAGATCATAGATAGAACGCTGTTAATGTCTGTGATTCTGTCAGAAGTAAGCATGGTCGGGACGTGTTCATCGATCGTACTTTTTGAATCAAGCCCCAATTTCAAGCCTTTAACGAACCGAGGAAGTTCTACTGTTGAGGAACGGATGCCGCCTTTTCCCTGTTTTGTCATGGCGTTCTCATCAATGAAAGTAATGTGCTGCGAATCCTCAACTTCATTTCCTTTTTTACTCCAGGCGATATCAAGATCTCTAAGCTCCATAAGTGCATTTGAGAAAATCGAGACACCTTCTGGAGATGAGTAGTCGATCGTATTGTTAAATGGTGTTTTTAAATAAGCAAAAAGTGGCTTTTCTATATTCGCAATATGAACGACTTCTTCAATAGAAGACCACTCTGGAACGTCATGCAGCTCTATCTTTTTTCCAAGTGAGTTACTGCTGTTTGACTTGAACGCTCTATTCTGGATCTCGTACACGTTCATCTCTTCGCCCTCTTTATTTTTTGAGGTCGTGAAATGATGGTATTCAAGCCGGTAGTAGTACACTTTATCTTTTAAAAGTCGATTAATAAAAATGCATCCTCTTATATCTCCGTTGCTGGTCTTTTCTGTAATCGCAAAGTCCCACGGCATAATATAATCTATCATGTTGTCTGGGTTCATTGAGCCGTTCGGCTTTAAGATAATTCCGCCAACTCCTAGCATATCTTCTACTTTGTCCCGGATAGAAGTGTCAACCATTGCCCTGATGCACTTATTAATAAAATCCGCTCTTTCTGAACCTGTTATGCTAACTGATAAATCCATGCAAGATTTCTTTGCTGTGTACTGGCAGAGAAATTTTGCAAAATTGATTGTACGGATGTCATTGTTTTTCGGATCCACCCAGAAAGGGCTTCCCTTAATGATGTCGTTCCATCTCTGCTGTGAGTTTTCAATCTCCGGAGAAGTGATAAACTCGACATTAAATTCTTTCTCAGCATCTGTTCTAAAAAACTTCATGATCGTCTCCCTTATTTTTTCAAAAAAATTCATTTTTTAATCCTCATAATCGTCGCTGTCTTCTTCTTCCTCATCATCATAAAGACCGTCATTTCTTCGGCTGGTCATGATAATCCTGTTTAATGCATAAATGTTTGCCATGATCGTATCTTCTTCTAAGGTCGGGTATGCATCCGAAAATGAACCATCTGGAAGCTGCTCATGTTCTGCTTTTACAAACTCTTTTTCTGTATTCGGGCATCGCTCTGGATCAATCACGATCTTATTACATCGCTGAAGCCACTCCCAGCAGTAATCTCTGCCTTTTCCGCTTCCCCATCTTTTCTTTGCCCCAATCGCATTGAATCCCCAGTCCTGCATCTCTGCTATTCCGTCCGGTCTGGCAGAATCGCAAATGATCTCTACATTCATAAACTTCTTTATCTTTCTGGCAAAGGTAGAGTTTTTACATTTTTTAGAATACACTTCGCCGAAAATGTAAAGTGTGTCCGTTTCGTAATCATAATAATTCTGGCTGAATACCTGTGGGTGTGTATATCCGAAGTCTAAGCCGTGGTTTACTGTATCGAATGTCATTAACTCATCATCCGATATTTTTCTGATTTCTAAATTGTCAAAGATGCCTCCGCCTGTTCCAGTGACTTCTCCGAGATAATTATTTTTATAATATAATGGCTTATGAATCCTGAACCACTCCGCACGTTCGAAGAATCGTTTTCCTAACCATTTCACTGGGACGTTATAATAATAACTGTGGCAGATCCGTGTCTGTGGCTTATTTCTGCATTCTTCGGTATACTCATTCATAAAATTGTTTTTTGACTTCGGAGGGTTGAAGATTTTTATGTCGAGTGCTGGCGTATCTGCTCGCAGAAATGTATCCTCAATGTTATCCATCTGCTCCACGCCTGCCATCTCGTCGCACTCTTCATGAATTAAAAGCTTTACATATCCGAACGGCACGTTGAACGATTTTAAGCTGATAGGCTTATCTGCTCCGGCAAACATGACCATCTGCCCGGTTGGTTTATAAACCGCACACATTGGGGATTGTTTAAAATCCCAGTTATCCAGATCATTACACCGTATCACCACCTTCATAAACTGATTGTAAACGGATCCGCGCAAGTCAACCTTATATCGTCTGGTGTATACGATATGCGCCTGTGGATCCTGTCTAATCGTCTCATATGCAAGATTCCCCCAGAAATTGGACTTAATAGATCCACGCCCACCTTTCGATATGATCTCATGCACGTCTATCTCTCCGTTAAATGCTTCGTGTACTGTTCTGTAAATCTCAACGAAGTCGCTCGTTATGTCTGTGATCGGTACTGTCCAGAGTGCAGCCTTTTCTCTCTTCTCTTTCTCTTCGGCTTCTAGCTTATGCTTTTCCGCAATCGCCAAAGCTTTCTCCAGTCCGTCCATTGCCTTAAGCTGATCGGAAAAGTCCGGGGCGAATCCAAGACCGTCCACGACTTCGCCCTTTGCGATTTTACTTCTACGCTCTTGGATTTCTGCAAGGCTCATGATATCCCGGTGCTGCTCTTTCTCGATGCGCTCGGTCTGTTTGGCTATATATGCTAAAACATCATCATTTTTCAACAAACGCTGCCCCTGCGAATACGCTGTCTTTTGAGAATATTCGGCTGCTATCGCAGCTTGTGTGGCATTACCGCCATTCTTTATGTATTCATCTGCAAATATTTTACGTTTCTGTGTGAGTTTTCCTTTCATCCGCTCACCGCCTTATAAATTTCTAGCAAGCAGAATATTACATCCGGGACGGATGCCGTTTTGAGAATTTCAAAATCTTCTGTTTTCCATTCTTGTTTATTTTTCTTAAAGGTGTACACTGGTGTAATGATTCTGTAAATTGTTATCATGCGCTTCTGGTCTGCACTGTAAAATTGATTTTGGTTTATTTTTACAATCAATCCACGCTGGACAATCGCAGTCTGAAGCTTTTTAACTTTTCCTTTTAAATTTGCCAAGGCGCACACCTCCCATCATTTTACTTATAATTTTATTATAAGATATTTTTTAACTGTTTTTGTTCCATTTTTAGGCATAAAAAAAGTGGCTGTATTTCAAGCCACTTGATTTTTTTTTGCTAGTCAATTTCTCGAAGGAACTCGCCTAAATGAAGCTCTTCACGCATAATATCATAAGCTTTCTGAATTGTGTAATAACCACGTACAATTTTACGCTAAAAATCCGCCTTAGGATATTCTAATTGTTTACCATTATTAACACTGTTTTTTATCTCTGTATTCTTTCTGCTCGTTTAACAATTTATCAATGTTAACGTTTCTACCGCGTTTTATCTCTGCCTGGTATTCTTTAATCTGTTTATTTTTCTTACGGCAATATTCAGAACATGTGTTAGTTGGCTTAGAACTGGAAAACGTGCATCCACAATATACGCAGATTTTCCGCTTTTCTTTTCGACGTTCTGTTTTTTTTATATCTTGTCCAGATGTCTTGCTGTATCCTTTTTTATGTTCCCGCTGCCATTCTAGCACTGCTTTATGTTGGCATTTTTCAGAACAGTATTTTTGCCTTCCGGAATTGACAATATATTCAGCTCCGCACAACTCGCACTTATCAGCGCTTCCAATCGGTCTAGCTGCTCCTCCCCTCTTTCTGGCTCTTTCGTTCGCTTCCGTCTGTCTGATCCTGCGACAATTCGCGCAATAGAACGCACGCGGACCGCCTATGAATTCTACTCCGCACATCTTGCATTTACGCATCCGCAAAACATCGCTTTTTATTGCTTTTGAACATTCGTCACAGTACATTTTATCCGTTCCACCAGAAAAAACCTTTCCACATTTTCGACAAGGCTTTCTTGTTCTATTTTTCGTCATTTATTCCACCACTATTTCAAAATCCCAATACGGAATAAAATAATTATCTTCAAAGCAAACGGCTGGACATCCTTCATGATAAAGTTTTTCTAAAGCTTCCTGATCTTCAATGTCATCCAATCCGAGTGCAAAGCACACAATTTCCTCCTCCGTCATGCTGTGGTTCGTAACAACCGTTTCTCCAACTTGTTTTTTATTTACTAACATTTTATACATACTTATTCCTCCTACTGGTCAATTTCCGGCAAAAATTCGCCTAAATGCAATTCTTCACGCATAATAATATATGCTTCTCTGATTGTGCTAGCTCTGTTTAAAAGATACTCCCAGCCCTGCACGTCTTTCTCTGTCCAGTCTCCCATGTACTCGGCTTTCACTTCTTCATCAAGATTAATAAAATCCATGATGTCTGTGTCGTGTCTGTTTTCAATTTCCTTCATGAGTTCATCCAACTTTTTGTAACATTTTCTTAATTCTTCCATTTTCTTTTCCTCCGTGTGTTGTGTTTTCCTTGTTTCTGATATTATAATACACCATTTTTAGTGTAATGTCAATACCTTTTTGCATTATTTTTAAAGTATTTTATT